TTTAGGTTAAAATACACATCTCAGACTTTCGGTCTAACATGCAGGTCGAAGGAACATAAATCCATTCTTTGATTCTATAGTTGTAGGCCATAGTCGTTCTTTCATAGAACGAGAGCGAATAGGAAAATCATACGCGGCAAAGAGTGTCTCTTGATAAGTAGGCATTCTTGCAATGTTGATTTTCTCTATTATTCCTGTGCGCTCAAGCCACGAAAAGGAATCGTAGTCAGGTTCAATGTTCAACTTTTTGGTTAAAAAGTCGTATACATCGACACACACGGAATAGACGATTTTACTGCATCCCATTGAAGCCATCGCGATACCTACGCATGTAGCGGCGGTTTCGTTCAGTCTTTGGGCTCGTTCGGGGAAAACGAGGTGAGAGAGTAGATCAATTTCAGTTCGGTACGGGATACCATATCGGTTCCAGTAGCCAAGAACATAACTATCATATGTCGAGTTAGTAATAACTGACTTTTTAGTCGATAGTTTAGCATTGAAGTACTTTTCAGCTAGGGCAGCGAATCTGTCTAGATATTTGGATCCTTCTAAGTAGTGAAGGCGTTCGCAGAGTGATATGAGTGAGTCATCACCTTGAACTTTGATCCAAAAATGTTTTGATTCAATATTAACTCCAGACGCTGATAAACAGGTCAGTAGCATAATTGAATTAACAAAGGAGTCAAGAAGTTGTGTTTGTTGGAAGCCAGAGGCTATTCCATTTCTTGTCCATTGATAAACCTTTCCATCTGGTCGGCAGATTGGGTAGTGTTTGACCATATCGGTCATCCAATACCAAAGGCGTCCAATCCTGAGTTCAGGCTCGGAGGCAGCGCCGGTGGGATAGAATACTGTAGGTTCGTACTGTGAGAAGTCGAACCAAGATCTCCACATTGTATGAACATCATCAATGATGTCGTGAAGGGCTCGTTTGTCGAATTGAGACCAGTCAAGCGAAAGTATAGTGTTACTTATTCTTCCATTTGAGTAGATTTGGTTCTCAAGTTTCTTCCAGCCGCCTTTCATGATTTCATTACCCCACAGAAGTGGATGGTTTTGAGTATCATTATTAAGGTG